CAAATAAAATCTATCTATCGTATAAAGACAATGTTGTTACAGGCGAATTAACAGATAAAGCAAGACCAAACGTTGATTCATATGGGTTAGTTATCTCTGAAGATTATACTGGTATCCAACTTAATTCACCTATACCCTTGAATTTTGAAGTGTTTAGAATAATTTCTTCTATGAAGTTTAAAGAGCTAAACTGTTCATTTTCAAGCAAAACTGGTGTTTATGTATTTGATGCTAATTTAGGTAATGTAACAATGAAATTTATTGTGTCTGCTTTAGCCAATTAATATGAACAAAAATATGAATAAATCCTCTAAAAACAAACTCCGTACACCTGGTTATTTTATTAAGAGACTAAGAGATAACGGGTATATTGTTATTCGTCTTTTTTCTGTTTTTGGTAAACACGATCCTCGGCGCTGGACAGTTATTATTAATCCTACTGGCAACTCTGTTCTTTGTACGTGCTATATTAATAAGAATGAAGTGGGTGAAATGTTATTTGAGTTGGATGATGGCGGTGTAAAGATACCTAAAAACTTCTTCTTAAAAACAGAGAGCATTGAAGTTGTTGTGGATTTTCTACAGAAAAACGGTATTACCAATAGTGATTACCCGGGTAAGTCGAGATATATGATGAATAGACTAAATAATATTGTAGATGAAAAAAGACTCGAACAACCGCAAGAGCAGTGATAAGAAATCAGAAAATTTTGATCCATCAAAATTTAAAACTGAAACTACTCTCACTAATAAAGCTATAGAAGCATTTCTTCATAAACAACTCAACGAAAAGGTTGATAAAAAGAGAGATGTAGATGCACTTGTTAACACCATTCAAGAGTTTCTAAATAGCTTCATAGTTCTTGGTTATAACTTCAACGGTGAACCAGTACACTTTATCTCTGCGCACAACCAGCAAGAAGCTGATTCTCTTGCAACTTTAGTTAACAAGCTGTTTATACATCAGCAGCATACTGATAGAGATATTAGTTGATATTTTTTACAATTAATTTATTATTTTAATATAGTGAAAGTTCTCATTTTAGGCAGAGGGTTTATAGGTACACGTCTTTTTGCTTACTTTTTAAATCAAAAAATTGATGCTACTCTTGTTGATAAAAAAACTGATATAGATTATACTGACCGTAAAGTATTTTCTAATTACTTAAAAAATTCGGATTTTACTGTAATTATAAATTGTTCAGGGTACACAGGATCACCAAATGTAGATGGATGTGAAAGGGAAAAGGAGAAATGTCTTTTTTATAATGTCTCTGTTCCAGTGCAGATTAATAATATTTGTGAACAATTAAATTTGAAATTCATTAATGTGTCATCTGGTTGCATATACACTGGTTATGAGAAAGAGTACACAGAAAAAGATGAACCAAATTTTGGTATAACAGATAACAACAGTAGTTATTATTCTTTTACAAAGCATATGTGTGAAGTGCTGTTGAGAAATACTAATGCAATTACTCTAAGAATAAGAATGCCATTCAACTCAGATGTTACTTCAAAGAATTTAATTTATAAAATTTTAAAGTATAATAACATTATAGATTTCAAGAATAGTGGTACTAATACAGATGATTTGAATGTGTTTATTGAGAAACTCATATCTCGTTCTGATCTTTCTAGCATTACCGGCATATTTAACGTCATCAACCCGGGTGTTATTACTGGTAAGTTAATATCTGAATATCTTGCTTACAGTGGGCTTGTTAATGACAATTGGAAGATAGTTGATATATCTGAACTTGATATTGTTGCACAACGATCCAATTGCGTTCTCTCAGATAAAAAGGCTAAGAAGTATAAACTACAGCTTCCTCCTCTAGCCACATCTCTCAAAGAAGCAGTAACAAAATTTGCAAAGAATTATAAAAATGTTATTCAATAAACATCCTAAAAAAGGCTGTGTATATGCCATAACAACAGGCAAGTACCTTGGTGAATTATTTGTCTTTATAGAAAAGAAAGAAAGTAGTTTCAAGTTCCTTTCTTTACCTACAATGAACATAAGAGATGTGCCTGAAGAGAAATTTAGTTTTGGGTTGAAAAACAAAATTATTGATATTGTGGAAAGGCTTCCAAGCAATGTTTATTCTACATGCATTAAACAGTATAGAAAAAATTTAACTGTGAATAAATAACTATATGGATTTTATTGAACCAAGAATTATTGCTTCTCCTATTAGCGGCCAACCGGTTAAACCTGTTCTAAAGACTTTTATTCGAGGCAACAAAGAAATCGTTGAAGCACATTATATTGATCCTGCGAGTGGAACCTTTATCCGCAAAGGGCTTGTATCTGTCAAAGACATTCCAAGCAAAGAGCAGAACAACAAGTAAGTTTATTTCCTATTTTATTATTCTATAATAGACATGTAATGTTGTTACCAGAAGACTATACAGTACAGAAATTCTATCAATACGCTGGTTTACCAAAGTACAATCGACTTACGCGCACTCACCAAGGGTGTTGTCCTATATGCCGTGAAGGACAATCCTGGGGAAAAAAGAAACGCTGCTATTATATTGTTGGTGATAATGTAATATGTTGTCATAATTGTGGTTGGTATAGTGCTCCTCTCAAGTGGATTGAAACTGCGGGTAATATGAGCTACGAGGACATAATGAAGGAGTCTAAAAACTATGATATACTTCCTCTTGATCTTCTCCAGGATGATAACAAGCCAAAAGTAAAAGAGATTATAATTCCCAAGCTGCCTAAAGACTCGATAAACTTATTTGACCCCTGTCAGGTAGAATACTATAAAGACAATAAAGTGGTACTTGATGCAGTATCAGTTATTAAGAAGCGTAAGCTAGATACAGCTATTAATCGTCCCGACAGTCTTTGGGTCTCACTCTCTGATAAAACACATAAAAACAGGCTTATCATACCTTTCTTTAATGAGCAAAATGAAATTATTTTCTATCAATCCAGGATAATATACGACAAAGATGCAAAATTTTATCCTAAATACCTTTCCAAGATTAATAGTGAGAAGTCATTGTGTGGTGTTAACAAAATACAATCTGCAATAGACCATGTTTTTATTTTTGAAGGCCCTATAGATTCTTTCTTCACAAAGAATGGCATAGCTGTTGCAGGCATTCAAGAGAACAGCAGCAACACATTCACTCCTCTTCAAGAAGCTCAACTCAATAGTTTTAAACTGCTGGAGAGAATATGGGTACTGGACAGTCAATGGCTTGATATGGCAAGTAGAAAGAAAACCGAAAAGCTAATCAAACAAGGTGAAAGAGTATTTATATGGCCAGAAAAAATTGGTACAAAATTTAAAGACTTAAATGAGATATGTGTCAAGTATGACAAGAATGAGATTGAACCGTCTTTCTTGATAAAGAACTCTTATACAGGTTTAAAAGCTGAATTAATGATGATAGAGATTAATCGTTCTCAGAAGAGATAAGATAACCTTTGAAGCTCTCTGATAGCGAGCTCAACTCAGCAGCAAGTCTAGCTATTTTTTTCTTTTCACTTCTAGCTATATCTTCAAACAATGACTCGCATGTAGCAGCATGCAGCTTCATTTGAATTGACCCACCATTTGTACCATTCAAATATTCAATAAATTCATCTATTTTTAATATCCATTCTTTTAACTCAGAAATTTGCTCCAATTTAATTTTCTGTGTATCAGTAATTGCTGGTGCATTTACATTAAAATCTTCAGGCTTTGCAGAATCAAGCTTAGCAGCCATGGCTTCTTTATCTGTGGTTGGAGCAGGTGCTTCTGCTTTATTTTCATCTTGTTCCAATAACGACACAAAAGCTTTTCTGAATAGATCCATACAATTATTTATCAAAAAGATTAAATAATTTTGTGAAAAAGCTTGTTTCTGAAGAAGGTAGTGTTATGAACTATAATAAATGGGTAAAGGGCATAGCGGATAGAGAGTTTAGCGCTCAAAAGCTCATGGTAAATGATATTTTTAACAGTAAAGACAACAATCAATCACCTAATACTGTTAGAAAACACCAAAATGCACTGCCTTTTCCGCTTGGTAGTCTTGTATCTTCTCTTGGTAACAGTATAGTTGGACTGCAAAATTCTCTTAGTATTGTTGAATCTTTAAAGAATAGTCCTCTGCTTAGAAAAAAAGGCAATGATGCTCTTATTGAACAGTCTCTCAAAGACCTGCATGCTGCGGCAGAATTAATACAAAAAGCCGCTAAATGTGTTGATAATATACAAATTTCCATATAACATATATTGATGTTTAGATTCGTTATTCAGACGCTTGTTCTGCTAATTCTCTGCTTTTCTGCAGGCTATATTTTTAAAGCAAATGGTCTGAACTTTTATATTGGCGCTATTACAGGAGGCGCTATACAGTTCGTCTTCAACTATATATATGAAACAATATTTAACGCTATTATAGCTCTTAAGAATAAAAAGCTTGAAAACGAGCGAATAAAAGAATTCACAATGCAAGGCATTGAAGTGGAATGCCCCTGTAGCCGCAAGATTAAAGACTTTGTACCTATTAGATTGAACACAAGCAACAAATATAAATGTAAGGAATGTCAAAAACTCATAAGCGTATACATAACACCTTCAACAGCTCTCACCACAGAGCCAATACTAGACACAGATACTATTAACCCCAGTATTATTTCTGATGCAAGATAAAGATACAGTAGATAAGCTAGCTGTACAGGTGCCTGCTACCTCTCTAGAGACTGCAACCCAACAAAAGCTAAATGTAGATTATTTTTCTAAATGTATTGAAGGCGCTTTGCCATCTGATTTAAAACGATACTATGATCTGGGGTACAATTATTTTAAAATTGCTGGTAATGACAGTGTCAGTTTTCTTAAAAACTTTTTTTTCTTATTTAATGATTACTTTAAGACTGTGATTCGAGAAAGTAATTTAGATTTAGAAAAACAAGAAGTTATAATTGAAAATTTAAATTTAATTCTCAAAAATACAGAAACGAGCTTTTTAATTTTTGAAAATTTTTTAAATACTTTGAAAATAACAAAGAATATATTTGACTCAAACAAGCTTTTCATGATAATTACAGGATATGCAATCAACAACATCAAAAAGAACCATAGAAGTTAAACTGAAAGACAAGACAGAAACTCTGCCTATTGAGACTTATTCCAGGTGGATCTGTCTTATAGAAGCTATTGAGCTCGTATGTAACAAAGCCAAGCAGATGAAGATTGATACAGCAAATAACATTGACTGGATCAAGCCACTGGCTTTTCAGAAATATATTGATGAAAGACATGAATCTATGGTTGATGAAATTGAGCTTTTTGAAAAACAGCAAGAACTTGTAACTACACCTACAAACTCCAACATATGCAATACCCCGCAGGCACCAATTTCCAAGTAGTCAAAACTAGGCTTGGAACTTCAGGCCTGCCTTATAGATTCAAATTCAAGGATGGGTACTATACTGTTCTTAGTATAAAGAAGAATAATGAAATGATTGCATATTCTTTTGGATACAATGCAAGAGAAAGAGTTGCCATTGAGTGCAACAATTGCCGTGAAATGGACAAAATTATTGCATTTTGCAGAAATGAAAAGCTTATGGAAGTAATTGTACCTGATGAGTTTGAGGATCAATAGCCACCGTACACCCCACCATAGTCAGTCTTACTGTAGTCAAATATAGTTTTACTTGAATCAGTAATATTAAAGTTGTAAGGTTTGTCTGCACCAGATACCGCAGGGTTCTTTGCATCATCAAATACTTGCTGATTAACTGCTTCACCTGATAGTCCAGGTTCAAAAGAATACTCAAAACGTTTGGCTTTCAACAACCACACATAATGACCACCCAGAGGATTAATTCTAGCAACTTCTTCATCTAACCTTTCTGTAATTTCAAATATCTTACCATTTCTGCCTCCTGGTCTATCACTACCATACTCTATTAACTGGAACAAGTCACCTGATTTTGGTTCAGCACCAGGGCCAAATGCTAGATAGAACGAAGAAATGTGTATATATGCTGTTACCTCATCATCTGATTGCAGTCCATACTTAGAAAGCATCAAAGCATTTTCATTCAAATCAATCAACATTTTCACTACAACTGGTGAGGAGTATTGTTGTGTTGGCTGCTCTCCGTAAATATAATCTGCAGAAAGTAAACTAAAATTGTTAACTATATAACCAACCTTCTGCCCATATAGATTGATTTGCTCTTGCCAGTAATTATTCTGCAGCAATATATCACCAGCATTATTGTCTTTATTAACTAAAGAGAAACATTCATTAATGTTTTGATTTGCATCTGGATATGTCTTTATCTCAATGCTGCCAGTAAAGTAATTTGTACAATCAGCATTAGTCATTTTGGTATAATATGTAACCTCCTTTTGGATTCAACCCAACTGAAATGCTTGTGCCTATGAGTTTCTTGTATTCACCAGGCTTGAGATTGGTTAAATATGGGTGTTTTCTTTTAAGTTCTTTTATCTTTTCTAAATTATTCAAAACAACACTCTGTCTATTGTTATTTTTTATCTCTTCAGTGCCATCGGCCTTCTTTATCTTATGCATATCAGCTATGGGTTTATGTGGAACAGAAGTATTCAGCAAACCATCCTATTTTATTGTCAAAAAACTCTTTGAAGGTCATATAGTTATTTAATCAAAAAAAAAGCCTAACTTGCGTTAGGCTTTTTTTATTTTAAAAATAAGTTAATTATTTTTGGAAGAGATAATGTCCAACATTAGAAGCTTTGCCAGCTACTACATTAGCTTTACCTTTAACTGATGTAGGAGCACCACCCTTAACACCGGCACCAACTAAAGAGTGACCTTTGTCTTCACCCTTAGCATCGATACCATCTTTGATCTTACCATCACCACCACCCTTGGCAACAAGCTTACCAGTTTCATCATCAACCTTGTTGTTCTTGCCAGCCAAGCTCAAACCAGCAGCAGGTTTTACTTCAGTTAGCTCTGTTGCTTCACCAGCAACTACTTCTTGTGTATCTTCGCTATGGTCTTTCTCATGACCCTCTGCATCTTCTGCATCTTCTGATTCACCTTCAGCTTCATGAGACTCATCACCCAACACACCCATGAGCACATCATGCAGCTTTTTGGCCAGATCGCGGCTAAGAGTAATTGTTACATCACCCTCTTCTGCAACTGCTTCAGCTTCGGCGCCAACGCCAAGGTCAAGAGCGTCTTTGGCTTCTGTATCAGCGCCATCAACACCCATTACATCTTCAAATAGTTTATCAAAAATTGATTTGCTCATAAAATTATTTATATTCTTCTGCTCAATTTTTTCATTATTTTCAGTAAAATTTTGAGAAGAGAACTTTTCTGTGCCTTGAAAGGTTTCCTTGCCTTTCAATTTCTTAGGGTCAGATATTTCCATAACACCTTCAGCTTCTGCAGGGCCTGATGGCTTGCTTATGAATGCCTTCTTTTTTTCTTTAGCACCTTTGGCCAATTCAAATGTCCCTTTAGGAGGAAAGGTGACTTTTTCAGAATAAACGTTTTCTAAATCTTTCATTGTACGTGTAAGGTTCATGTGTAAATACTTATATAAATGAGTGAAAAGAACTCCAAACAATTTTATTTAGGCAATAAGTACCTACCTACAGCCAATGCAGAGTTTGATTATGCTTCTAACCCCAAATGGGTTGCAGACATACAAAAATGCAGAAAGAACATATTATACTTTGCAGAGAACTTCTTTTATATTGTCAATCTAGATAAAGGTAAGATACAAATAGAACTATACAACTATCAAAAAAAGATACTGCGTTCATTAAGAGATTCTAGATTTGTAGTATTACTAGCATCAAGACAAATAGGTAAATCTACACTACTCACTATATATGCTCTTTGGATTGCTTGTTTTAATGAAGATCAGAACATATTAATTGTAGCAAATAAAGAGAGTACTGCTATCAATATTTTTAAGCGTGTTAGATTGGCATATGAACAATTACCCAACTATCTAAAACCTGGAGCAGTAGAATATGGCAAGACTTCCATGACATTAGGAAATGGAAGTAGCATAGGTATTTCAACCACATCATCTGATGCAGGCAGAGGATCATCTGTGAACTGTTTAATATTAGATGAGCTCGCTTTCATCGATAACCATCTTGTTGAGCAGTTTTGGCGTTCAGTGTATCCTATCATTTCTTCTTCTAAAAAATCAAAAATCTTTATTGCCAGTACCCCCAACGGAACTGACAATTTGTTTTATGAGCTCTATAATGGAGCCATAGAAGGTAAAAATGATTGGAAAGCAGAAAGAGTGGATTGGTGGGAGGTACCTGGCCGTGATGAAGAGTGGAGAGAGAAGACAATTAGATCTCTGGGAAGTGTTGAAGCATTTGATCAAGAATTTGGAAATGTTTTCTTACAGACTGGTGAGAGTTCAGTTAATGAAAAAATGTTTGAAGAGATGAAAGCTGAAATCAAAGAACCAGATTTTGTGTATGATGATGGCAATTATTTGCTATGGGACACATACAAGCAAGATAGAATATATGTTGCAGGTGTTGATATTAGTGAAGGTGTAGGAGCAGCTGCAAGCGTTATACAAATATTAGATATTACTAACTTAAAAAATATAGAACAAGTTGCTTGTTACCATAATAGAAATATCTCCCCTTATAATTTTACTTCTAAACTTCATGAGATATTGCAACATTGGGGCTGCCCCCTTGCCATGATAGAAAGAAATAACTGTGGTGCACAGGTTGTTGATCAATTAAAGAATACACTGCATTATGAAAATATTGTTTCTTATGGTACAAAAAATTCTGCTGATAAGATAGGAGTACAAGCACATACTAACACCAAATACAAAGGCGTTACTAATATGAGATACTGGATCAATGAATTGAGAGCAGTTAAGATCCGTGATATCAATACTCTTATAGAGCTCAAAGGCTTTGTGCGCCATGCAAATGGTACATGGGGTGCCCGCCCTGGTGTCGATAGTTGGGATGATAGAGTCATGTCACTGGTATGGTCTCTTATAATACTTGAAAATGAACTAGCTGAAAAATACTTTGAAGTGCAAGAATATGATGATAATAAAAAACCATTAAAGATCAAATCTCTTGATTATGGTATTAAATATTTTATAAATCCTAATAGCTTTTATAACAATGAAAAAAACAAAACAGATTATGTACCGTCACCAGTTCTTATCAAAGGAAATAAAGAAGAGCAAAACACTGATCTTAGTGAATTACAAGATGAAGGGTGGACTTTTTTAAATGGCTAATACTAAATCATACAGTCAAAGCCCTTTTAACAAGTTACGCAAAGATCGGTTTTTACTTGTTTTAAATTTGCCTGATTCTCTTAAAAAAATTAATTCTAAATTTGCCAGAGATGAAGACAATATTAATTTATCTACTATGCAGTTTTCAGTATATGGT